ACCAGTGAGCGGATCTGCGCGTCGGTCAGCGCCTTGTCGTTGGCGATTGCGCGCCCGACGGATCCATCACTGCGCCGGTCGCGCAGCTTGCGCTCCAGCGCCTCCGGGTCGAGCGCGCGCAGCATCCTCTCATAGTTTGACACCGCCGCTTCCTGCCGCCGCGTCAGTCCGATGGATCCCCTGATCTGGCGCGCGATGGCGAACGGGTCATCGCCCGCTGTCAGCCCGCGCTGGAGCACCTGCCGGATCGTGTCGCGCGTCGTCTGGTCAATCTCGCGGATCCGCGTCGATGTCATCGTGATGGCGAACTGTTCAAGGCGCGGGTTCAGCCCGACGGCGATCTCGAAGTCAGCCTGCGCGCCGTTGATCACGCCCTGCGTTGTGCTGGTTGCCTTGACCCCTGCCAGCACCGCCTGCTCGATGGCCTTGCCATAGGCCTGCCATTCGGTCGATGTGAAATGCGATGCGAACGCGGCTTCCAGCGAGGCGAAGTCGCGCCGCTCGATGAACCGCGCCAGCTGCTCCGCAGGAACGCGGGTTCGGATCGTCTCAATCGCAGCAATAAACGCCCGCGCGATCTTCGGATCCATACCCTCCGCAGCCCGCAAGAACACGGCCACGGCGTCGGACGCGGTGATCTTGCGGATTTCGACGTTCATCAGATGCTGTCCAGATCTGCGAATGCAGGCGCGCCGAGCGGCAGCTTTGCGCGAAATGCCTGATAGACTTCGAACAGGTCGTTGTCGCCGGGGAAGATGTCAAAGCACTGCCGGGTGTCTTGCAGCATGACGCGCGCATATTCGTCGCCGAACCGCTTGATCGATGCGATCGCGGAGGTGCGGATCCACCGCTGCGGGCTCATCTCGATGAAGTCGCGCGCGAATGCGTCGGTCTCGATGAACTCCGCGCCATTGATCACGGCGAACTGCAAGCCCGGCGCGTGCACGATCAGCGTTTCGCCCGACATCGACGCTTCGATAGCGCTAACAGTAAAGTCGTCGATCGCGATCCATATGCCGCGCGGGTAAACTTGGAACCTCATTCTGGAACCCCTTCATCAAGTTGCGTGTCTGGCGACCCAAGCAGATCCGGGTCGATTGTTTTCTCTGGGAAGCCGGCGGCGCGCCGGATTGTGTTTTCCGTGTCGTCGTCTGGGAATAGCGGCATCCCCGCGCCCGCGATGTCGCGCACGAACGTGCCCAGTTCGGCCAGATCCACCGGCGCGATTTCGCCAAAGCCGACATTTGGCATGACGGCTGGGTCGAACCCGTTGATCTCCCAGAGGCGCGGCAAAAGCTGGCGGTTCAGCACCGACGCGATCGCCTCCGTGTAACCGCTGGCCGCTGCAAGGAATAGATCGGTCTTGCTCTTCGACAGCGCGAATGACCCAGTGTCGCCGCCGCCCAGCATCAGGAAGTCGGCCAGCACTGAGCGCGCGATGTTCTGCTGATGACGCAAGATCACATCCCCTGTCGGGATTGCGCGCGACCCTTGGGCAGTCACCAGCCCGAACTCGACCATTGGGATCGATGTCTTTGTGCCGTCGTCGTTCTCATAGACGTCGGACGGGATCAGGATGAAGCCCTGATCGTTGAACTTAACATCGCGCAGGATCTTCTTGAACGCATTCGTAAAGCCCTGTTGCGCGGCGCTCGCGCTCTCGCCCAAGTATTCGGACGGGATCTTACCGACCGGGATCCCGTTCATCTCGCGCTCGACAGCGATCGACTCGACCATCTGAATGTGCGACGCATAATGGTAGGACGTGAATGCGTTGCGCAGGATGGAGCGCCCGCTGGGATCATTGTTCACAGTCGAGGTGCGAAAGTGCAGCATCTTCGACGACGGGATGTCGACGGATCCCAGCTTGAGCGACAGCGCGCTCTGCCGCACGCCCGTGATCGTGCCGTTCTCGTCAGTCAGGAACCGGTCAATCGTCCACTGGGCACGCGGCGCGAGCTTGCGGATCCCATAGCGGCCATCATCAAACTGCGAATAGCGCGTGGGGTCATCAGTCTGCCGGCCCGATCTGGTCTTATAGACCACCTCGAAGACGGAGAAGCCGAACGGAAGGAACGTCAACACTTCGGCAAGGAAATCGTCAACAGTGCCTTCCATGTCGTTGAAGCACTGCTCAACGAACAGCTTCGCTTCCTCCGCCTCTGGGCTAGTGTCGGTCGCGTCAACGCGGAACTCCGCCGCGCGCAACAGCATCTCGAATGCCATCAGGATCGCGCCGATTGTCGGGTCGTTGTCTTTCATCTCGCGGAATGTCCGCGTCGCGTTCAGCCCGCGCAGTTTGGGCAGGAACTCATCAGGGCGCAGCTGATCATCGCGCCCATAATTGCCCGCTGCGCCCAGCTCGCGCGTCGCAGTTGTCTTTATTGGTGCTTTCATCAGACCGGCCTCGCCTTGTTGCCCACATGATCACCGATCGCGAATAGACCGGTCGTCTTCTGCCGCTTCGGCGCGACGGCGTTAAAGCCCGAGCTCGCGGCGTCCGCCTGATCTTTATACACCGATCTTGGGAAATGTCGAAGCTCTTCTATGAAGTCGCGGTTCCACGCACCGGTCACGATGTCGACGTTGCCCGCCTCCATCTGCGCCGCCAGCGGTTCGGCGCGGGTTTCCTTGGATCCGCTCTGCGGCTCGATCCGCACGCGATACCCAGCCAGACGCACGACAAAATCGCGCGCCTGCGCCTTGCCAGCCTGCCCGGGATCCTGCGGGAGCGAGATCGGCACGTCTTCGCCGTCAAAGTCTGCGGCGCTCTCGACCATCTTGCGCACGCCGTCCGGGCCGAGCCGGGCGCGACGCACGTCCGCGATGATCACCCGGCGCGCCTCGACGCGCCAGCCGACCAGCACGCCTGCGGTATATGCGCCGCCGCCATCTGTCGCCGCGAGATCCCATGCCCTGCACCAGTTGATGTCCTCGTCCGGCACGGCGTCGATCGTCTGGATCTTGTCGACCTTGAACAGCCCGCCTTCGCGCGGCGTCGGGCGTTGCTCCAGCTGGGCGGCGGATGCGTAAGGGCCGAGCGTCTGCACCAGTTCGGCCACCGCCTGCGCAGAGAAGCGCGCGGGCCACATCAGTTCATTGGGCTGCGTGCGCGGATCCCGCCAGCCTATCGACGTTGTGCGCGCTCGCGTTGGGTCATAGTGCATTGGGATCAACAGGTGCTCATAGCCCTGTTCTAGGGCCGCTGCGGCCACGTCCTCATGGTGCACGCGCTGCATGATGCAGACGAACGCGCTGCGATCTAGGTCGTTCACGCGGCTGGGCACGACCTCGCGGAACCATTGCAGCGTCTCGCCCCGGATCGCCTCGCTTTCCGCCTCCAGCACATTGTGCGGGTCATCGATGACGAACACGTCGCCGCGCTCGCCCGTCGCGCGCCCGCGCACCGATGTCGCCATCATCGATCCCGTCGCGGTGTTCGCGAAGTTTACTTTCTGCGCTTGGTCATCAGACAGCCGCACGCTGGGAAAGAGCCGCTGGTAAAGCGGGCTTTCCACGATCATCTTGGCGCGCCGGTTGTCGCGCGCCGCCAGCGCTTCAGCATAGGACGCGCCGATGTATCGCAGCGACGGGTTCGAGACCCAGCTCCACGTTGGCCAGAACGCGCGCGTCAACAGCGACTTCATCGACCCGGGCGGGACAGTGATCAGCAGTTTGCGGATCTCGCCCCGCGTGACTGCCTCAAGGTGCTCTGCAATCGCCTCGATCGGCCACCCAGTGACCAGTTGCCGCCCGGGTTCAAGCACCGGCCAGAACGTCTGCGCGAAGTAGAGCACAGATCGGCGGCAGAGCTCCGCCTCAATTAAGTCGCGATCTGCCGTCGTTATCTTTGGGAGTTGCATCTGCGATCGCCTTTGACAGTTCGAGGAGCGATTCGGTCGATACCTTCGATAGATCGACACTTTGGATCGGGCCGCCAGCCGCGCCGGTGATCTCGACCTTCTGCGTTTCCGACCAGCGCATCTGCGTTTTTGTCCACCAGATCATGGCGGTTGTGTCGCCCTTCAGTGCCTTGTTAAACAGCGCGTTCGCAATCTTCCAGTTGGCGGTGGCCTTGCCTTCGTCAAGCTCGACGCGGAAGTGCTCAAGCAGTGTCTCAAGCGCGATGCCGCCCCGCACGAGCATTCGGATCTGGTTCTGCGGAAGACCTAGACCAGATAGCTTCTGCACCAGCGCGCGCTCTTCCGATGTTGGCACGAACGCAGGTCGACCGGCCCCGGGCTGCGCCCCGCCAAACTTGCGCTTCTTTTCTGGCGTCGGTTTTTCTGCGATGTCTGCCATGATGCCTCTCACCGGTATCCTGCCGCATGATACGCTAAAAGCGCGGCCTTTGCTACTTGGTCGTCAGGTTTTCCCATCACACACCTCCCAGCTTTGCCGCAAGGGTGTCTTTGTCAATCTGCATTGGGCGTTCCTTTCAGGGCTTGGCGGGCGATGTCGACGCAATGCTGATATTGCGGAACCCAATGATCTGGGCTTGCGGCCCCTTCGATCTCGGACAAAGCCGCCCGCAACACATCCCGTTCCTTTTCCGCCGCCTCTTTCGCCGCGATAGCATCATTGCGCTGGACAATCGCGTTAATCACATGATCGTCAATAAAGGCCGCTTTTGGCACTTCGCAATCGTCCAGCAACTTGCGGATTAAACAAACGACCGCGCCATCCATCCCGTCATTATCCTCCCAAGCTGCAATTTTGGCCTCTGCCGTTTCCGCGCGGGCAATGGCTGCGTCACGCTGATCCTCTAAGTCGCGCGCCAGCACGGGCTTTCCGTCCCTGCCGATGTATCGGTATTCTGGCGCGTCACTCATACCGCCGCCCTCCGATAAATCACGGCCTTGCCCTTCGGCTCTGCAACCAACCGCCCAGATTCAACACCCGCCCGCAATGCGCGCGATATAGCCCTGTGACCCGTTGGCATATTCCATTCCATCAACACGCGGCGAATGTTTTCGGCAGTTTTACCCGTATCGCCAAGCACCTCGTCAATCAGGCTTTGCGGCAATTCATTGATTCCGCCATTGCCGCCTTTTGCGCCGTTTTCGCTGGCGTTTGGAATGAACCTGTCGCGTTCCGCCTTGCGCTTGGGCTTGGCGAGTTCGCAAAACGCCTGCGCATAGGCCATGTCAAAATCCATCCCGCCCTTCATCAGCGGGGCCATGCGCAGGGCCAACTCCTGCATCCGCGCGGCAATGGCGGGCGATACCTGCGCGGGCTTGGGCGGTAGGACAGTGACGGGTGTCACGGTGCGAAATTCGTAGGAATTGAAATGGGTTGTCATGCTGCGATTTCCCGATTTGCCCGCATGTTTGGCGGGGCTGTGTTGCGGTTTTTTTCGATGACTTGCTTGCGAATTTCCTTGGCCTCTGCGTGGCGGACTTTTGCCTCTGCCTCCCACTCAAGGGCGGCTTCCTGTCCAAATGCCTCACGGCGGGCCAAGAATGCGCCGCTGCGATAAGCGGTCATTGTCGCCTCATCAATCTTGCCTGTGGCGATCAAAATACAGGCTTGGCGGCCATATAACCAACCCTCGCCTACAGGCTCACCGCGCTGCATTTTGCGGGCTGTGATGCCATCCGGGGACATATCCACATCACCGCCGTTTTGGATTTGAGCTTTGCGGTGCTTTTCCTTGCGCACGTTTGAACAAGCTGCGCCCAATTCGTTTGCATTGGGCCAAAATCGGGTTTTCATTTGCAAGTCCAGCGCGTCCAGCGCCTCGTTCACAAATTCGATGTAGCCCGTGGCAGGGGCCATGCGCAGAAGCACCTTTGCCAGCGCCACGGCCTCGGCTTGGGCAGATTCGGGCTTGTCTGCAAATTCGCGTGGCGGCGCTTTGCGCGCAAGCCAATCGTTAAACAATCTAGCAATGTCGTCATTGCGATTCATTGGTCAAACCTCACTTTGGTCAAATCAAAAAGGGGGGGCTTTGGGGCCAGTGGGGTTGCGGTGAACCCCGTGCCAGCCTGCATTTTCGGCGCGGACAATTCCCCCGCCATACGGGCCATGGCTGCATCCAAAGCCTTTGGCCCATTTGGCGGGTTGTTGAATTGCGCCCTGTTTTTTTTGGCAACTTCGATGATCTGATCTGCTGTCAACCCAAGATCATTTACCCATCGCCAAACGTGGATTGTGGCCGATGGGGGCATCCAATGCGCGGGAAGTCTTTGACCGTTTTGCAAACCCACGGCTGCAATCAGGTCAGACCAAAGTTGGTCAGCGTCCGAACCGCCCACGGCGATCTGCGGAAACGCATCGCGCGCGTCACTACTACTACTACTTATTGTATCTGTATCTGTATCTGTATGGTTGAACGCCTGTTGAACGCCCGTTGGATTGTTCTGTTGATTTTGTTTCCTTTTTTCGGCACTTGATTTGCCTGCCTTGGAATTATTTTTCAAATCGTCCGAACGCTTTGCAATTTCAGTTTCTGCGCGGGCGTTTGACAGCATGTTTTCAGCAATGGTGATCTTGCCCAGATCAACCAGTTTCTTGACCACAGATTCGAATGTCGGAACCCGCATTCCGCAGTAAGTGGCAAGGCGCAGCTGGTGATATTCAACTGGCCCATTTTCTTCATAAATGCGGCAAAGCAGCATCGTATATACGCCAACCTCTTGCGCCGAAAGGCCGCGCACCCCGTTCATAAAATCGGACGGGTAGAAGCTGAAATATGGTATGCGTGGCTTCACTTCGCGCCCCCGTTAGGCCCAATAGCCGCCGCCAGATTGACCGCCGTTTTGGCTGTTGTCCTTGAGGTCAAAAACGGAAATCAGCACTTGATCTTTGCCATCTTGAACGGCCACGCCAGCAGGGTTGAATGTGCGCTTGATCAACACAAAAAAGCTGCCATCGTCGTTTTTCATCAGCGATCCGACATTCTCATAACGGTTCTTTTGTTGGCCCTGATTGTCGGTGTAGCTGCCCGTTTTCACCGCCAGTTCGTTGACTTTTTTCGCGCCCATCACTTCTTCCTTTTCTGAATTTCAGCGTCATATTCCGCTTTCATCGCGGCAATCGTCACGATATGCCGCCCGTCCTTTGTCAGCATAAATTCGGGCCACTGGCGCAGCGCGCGCAGGGCTTCAATCTCGCCCATCGTCGCCAGCAACGCCGCACGGCGCGCACTTGCGGCCAGATCAGCGTCACGCTTGGCTTCGGCCTCACGTTCGATTTGCGCCTTTGAAGGCCCGTCAACCAGGCGCTTGCCATCGCCGCGATATTTGACGTGATGCCGCCGAATTGTTTCGGTGCGGACTTTGTATTTCCGCGCAATCTCGGCATTGGTTAAACCCGCATCAAAATCGGCGTGAATATCAACCATCGCGCCCAATGCGCGCAGGATATGTACAGGGCGCGGCATATCGTTCACGGCATGGCCTCCCCGATGCGAACCTTGATTGCGCCGCCTTTGACCATCTCACCAAACATGGGCGGGAAATAGACGCAAAACCCGTTGTCATCGCAGCCCATTGCCTCTGCTATCCCGTCGATCAGCCCTTTGACGCTTGCGGGCATATTGTGCAGATCACGGCGGCGCAGATCTGGCGGGCAATATTCGATCAGCAAAATGGCGGCGGGGTTTGGCTTGACCTTGGCCTCTTTCGCCAGCCAAAAAGCCGCCTCGCGCTGCGCTTTGACAGCAGCCGACTTCTTGCGCCAATGGCCGCGCGCGTTAGACGACAGCGCCTTGTCGGGCCAAGGGAATATGATTTCAGTCATGCGGCATACCCAAACAGGTTTCCGACCGACGATTCCGCCTCTTTCAAATTCTTATCGGCCTGCTTTGCATATTCAGGCTTCAATTCAAAACCAATATAGCGGCGATACATTTTAACGGCCTGATAGCCCGTCGATCCGATCCCGTTAAAAGGGTCAAGAATAACGTCTGAAGGCTTGCTGTAAAGTCGCAAGCAATTCTCGATTGTATCTAATTGAAGCGGGCAAACATGGCGCTCGTCACCCACGCCTTTGACGCGGTTCAAAACGTTTCCTTGCTGAATGTTCATCCAGACAGGGCTTGCCAATTTTTGCCAATCGTAAACGTCAAATTCCACGTGCGGCAAAATAGCAGCAATCTGATCATCCGTTGGAACGGCAGATGCAAGCCCGTGGCGATGCATTTCAGCAAGCCATGCCTTTGCAATTGCAACGCCGTTTTTTGCATCATTCGGGGCGCAATGCTCAACCCGATCTGGGTTTTCGCCTTGGGCGCGAAAAAATAGCATATAGTCGGGCATCCCAACTCGGTTCATAGTGCTATCTTTGCGGATCTGCTTGTAAAGTAGGCCCAGCGCCTTTGTGCGCTGCATTTCGACTACAGGGTCTTTCCAGATCGTGACGCGGCCATGATAGATTAGCCCTGCGTCTGTATGGGCCTTGATCAAGTCGCCAGAAAAATCTTGCAGGCCGATATAACCATCACGCCCTTTGCGCGCGGGCAGATCAGTGCAATGAACACAGACCATCCGACCTGGCTTCATTACGCGGGTTAGCGCCTCGCAAAAATAGGCATATTGGTTAATAAACGCTTGGCCTGTGCCAGCATTGCCTAAATCCCGGTCGCTGTCTGAATAAACAAACAAGTCACCAAATGGCGGCGAGAATATGCAGCAATCGACAGACGCGGGCGGCATGGCCCACATTCCTTCAATGCAGTCTGAATTGTGTATCGCCCAGCCAGCACCTTGATATTCTGGTTCTTTCATGTTATTGACCCTCTGTTTTCAACCAATTCGGGAACGCTAGATCAAGCGGGCGGTCATATTTCACCCTAACCCCCGCTTGCATCTGCGCCGATCTCATAGCGTCCGCCATGCGGCGCTTCATTTCGTCATGCTTATGTGACTTTTCATTAATCACATTCCAAATCGCAGCCTCGGTGTCTGCGATTACAATGTCATTCTTGACAGTTTCGGATTGCCCAAATCGGTGCGATCTGCGGACAGCTTGATAGTGCTGTTCGTAAGAAAAGCTGATGCTGGCAAATACGGCATGGGCGCAATGCTGCCAATTAACGCCAAAGCCCGCCAATTTGGGCTTTGTGATGATTGCGCGGTATTTGCCATCTGCAAACCCAAGCAATCGGCGCTCTTTTTCGTCTGGGTCTAGCGCGCCGTGGACTTCAATTGCCCCGTCAACCATTTTAGCCAGCAAGGCGCTTTCGTCATTTGTTTCGCACCATACAGTTACAGGTTTATCGTGGCTTGCCAACTTGGCCGCCAACTCGCACCGTTCTTGCAGTGTCAGACGCTTTTCCTCATGGAAAGACGTTGCCGACAATTCAGGAATGCGGAAAAGCATCCCCTGATCAACATTTAGCATCCGATCCGCCGCGACTTGATGAATGCGCCGATCAATGCTTGGCAAGATATACCCATCATCATCGCCGCCCAAATCGGACGGCAAGGTTGCGCACCGCGACCAAGATGCGACAAAGGCCCAAAAATCATCAACCGCATGGCCTTTTAGGCGCCATTCCTGCGATGCTGTAGCGGTGTCATTGATAAACCACTTGGAAAGCATTTCTTGCTGGCGCATAACGCCTAGAAACTCGGCATGGTTGCCCAATTCTGTATGATCGTTTGGCGACGGTGTGGCGGTTGCCGCAAGCTTGTAGGGAATATCGGAAAAGGCATCTTGCAACGCCACTCGCGTCTTGCTGGCATAGCTTTTCAGGATGCTGCTTTCGTCCAAGATCACCGCGCCAAATGCAGACGGGTCAAGCTTGGCTAGGCGCTCATAATTGGCAACCATAACACCGCCACCCACTTCGGACTGATCCCGAATTTGACGCGCGTCTATGTTAAATTTCTGCCCCTCTCGAACCATCTGCCCAGCTACAGCAAGGGGCGTTAGGATTAATGATGGTTTGCCAGTTTCATCAGCGCATTGGCGGGCAAACTCTAATTCAATGAATGACTTGCCAAGGCCAGTGTCCAAAAACGCAGCAGATTTGCCTTTTCCCAAGGAGAATTGCAAAACTGCATCTTGGTGTTTTTTTGCATTGGAGTTGATCTGCTTTGCGCTGAACCCATGCGATTCATGCATTGGGGCTTTTTTTGCAATAAACGCGCGATAATCTTGCAGTCCCATTGGTAGCCTCTCAAATTTCGGTGAAAAAAGCGGGCGACCCGAAAGCCGCCCGCAGTTACAGGGAGGAAGTACGCATTGACCCAAGCGCGGGGGTTCCGTTCGGACTTTTGTCCGCAAACTGCGCGTCATAAATCGCGCGCGCATCGGCCCACGCGGTCAAATGGCCAGCCCAGCCGTTGGCCGCCACAATCGCCATCTGCCCAGCGCGCACGATGGTTTGCGGCGTTGCGCCCTTGGCGGTTGCGGCTTTGCGCATGGCGGGTAGGGCTGTCATTTTTCAGACCGACACGCGGGAATTGCCTGTGATACGGGGCGGGCAACACCAAGAGATATATGCGATGCAAGGGCCGACATTATGCCGCCCCCTGCTGTTGGTCTTGCGGCGCATTGGGCCGCTTGAAGGCGAACAATTCGCGCGGGCATTCAAGTCCCTTTGCGCGGCATTCCACCTCAAGCATATCAAACCAGCTCGCAGGGAACTGGCCCGCCGCGCGCGCCGCGCGAATGGACGAGTCGCCCACATCACAAACCGCTTTGATTTGCTCCGGGCCGACTGTGCGAATGATGTCATTGATGTGTGTCATGCGGCGACAATGCCAAGTTTCTTGACAATGCGCAAGACAATTCTTTGTGGTTGCGATAAGAAAATTATTGCATAAGATTGAAAATGCTAATTTTCTTGTCGTTTTGTTGTTGCAATGCCAATTTTCTTGTCATATACATACCCCAACAGGCCGCGATACCCGCCGCCGATGTATGGGAGAGACAAGATGACCGCCTTTTCGCAAATCGAAGCCAGCACCACCGAACCGACAATCGCCGCCGTTGCAGCCGCGATTGTGAAACAGGTTACCGCAGCGGGCGAGGGCCGCACGGGGTTTGGGCTGTTAGCGCAGATCACCGCGATAGACGCGGCTGGCGCGCGGCTGAGAAGCGTTGTGGCTGCGAATTACTTTGCTTGCAATTACCGCATTGAGGATGGCGAAGATCAGTTGGGCGCATACTTTGCTGAGGGCGACCCGATGGCCAATGATGAGCGCCCTACGCAGTTTGCGTGGAGCGACGATGAAAATGGTTGCGTATATCTGGGCGGCATGATTGTTGACCGATCCGCAGAATATGACGAGGCCAAGATTTGGCCCCGCGCTACTTGCGTTGCTGCTTTTGGAAAGTCGCGCGTCTTTGCTTGGGAGCGCGCCGAAACAGTGCGCCGCCAAGAGCGCAAAACGGCGCAGTGGTGATGGCCATGCAACTTTTCACCCGTAAACCACAACTGACACTGGCCGAAAGCCTTCGCGCTGGCACTGTCAAATCCAACGATCTGCGCCCCGTAGCGGCCCAGCTCGAAGGCGGCGCGGCATTGCAGCAAGCCCTCACGGCGCTATTGCCCGCAACACCGCCAACGACCGCAGCCGCCGTTCTGGCCGATGTGTTTGGGCAAATGATTGCGCTTGGGGTTTGGTCAGAACGTGACGCGCACGGCGTTGCCAATGCGGCCAGTCGCGCGGTTGATATGGCTTGCCGCTCTGATCTGGCGAAAATCGCACGGGATGCAGGGCTATGATCCGCCGCGCCCTATCAGACGCCATCGGCCTAGCCGCGCTGTGTGCAGCGTTTTGGGCGATGCTGCACATGCCAGAGATTGCGGGGGTGTTGCTGTGAAAATCACCACCGCAGGCGTGTATCGCATGACAGCCGAAGAATACCATGCAGACCCATGCCCAGAACCGTCGCTTTCATCATCGCTGGCGAAAATCCTGCTTAACCAAAGCCCGCTGCACGCTTGGACAGCATCCCCGCGCCTCAACCCGAACTGGGAGCCTGTAGAGCGCAAAACGTTTGACATTGGCCGCGCAGCGCATAGCGCAATCTTGGGCCGTGGCGGCGCATACCTCGCCTATCCGCCTGAAATGCTGGCAAGCAACGGCGCGGCAAGCACGAAAGAGGCAAAGGCTTGGGCCGATGCCGTGCGCGCCAATGGCGACACGCCGCTAAAGGCGGACGAAGTGGACGCGATAGGCGCGATGGTTGACACCGCCCGCGCAAGGCTTGCGGCGATGGGTATCAAGCTGGATCCTGCCCGATCTGAACTTGTCGCGGTTGCGCAGATTGATGGCATTTGGTGCCGCGCGATGCTGGACAACGTGCCCGCAGACCCGCGCCTGCCGATCTATGATTACAAGACCTGCGAAGATGCCAGCCCCGATGCGGTGCGCCGCGCTTGCGAGAATTACGGGTATGCCGTGCAGGCCGCGCACTATCGCCAAGTATGGGAAGCGGCCACGGGCGAAAATCGGGGCTTTATCTTTGCGTTTCAAGAGAAAGCCGCGCCGCATGAATTAGCGGTTGCCCGCCTCCTAGACAGCGCAGGGCATTCCGAAGACTGGGGCCAAGACGCATCCGAGGCGCTGGCGCAGGCCCGCGCGACATGGCGCGACTGCTTGGCCAGTGGCGTTTGGCATGGATACCCCGCGCAGATGATTGAGATAGGGGCCAGCCCGTACTACCGCGCCAAGGTGCAAGACCGCACGTATCGCGCGCAGATCAGCAAACCATCGCCCGCGACAGTCGCCGCCGCGCGCAATTTTCAGACACCCGAAGGTTTTATAGGAGCCGCAGAATGAATAACGCCGTTGCAATCCAAAACGAGGGCAAAGCGCCCGCCGCGCCCAAGCCGCCAATCAAAGCAGGCGGCGTTCTTGCCGCACTTGTGCCACAGTCACTTGACGAGGCTTTCCGCCTATCGCAGGCGCTGGCGGGGTCTGGCGATATGATCCCGAAGGCATTTCAGAACAACGAACGCGCCGTTATGGCTGCAATCGTGCGCGGCATGGAAGTTGGCCTAGCCCCAATGCAGGCGCTTGCGAGCATTGCCGTTATCAATGGCCGCGCAACGATCTGGGGCGATGCTATCCCCGCGCTTGTGCTGCGCGCAGGCCACAGCATTGATGTTGACTATGAAGGCGAAGGCGACAAGATGACCGCCGTTGCCACGCTGACGCGGGGCGATACGGGCAAGAAAATCGTGCGCACGTTTAGCATTGCGGATGCAAAGCGCGCGGGGCTGGCTGGCAAGGCAGGCCCGTGGACGCAATACCCGCAACGCATGATTGCCATGCGCGCCCGCGCTTGGGCCGTGCGTGACGGGGCCGCAGATGCCTTGATGGGCCTAGGCGTGGCCGAGGAGCATCAAGACTATGGCCCAGACGCAGCGCGCGATGTAACGCCCGCAGATCAGCCGCGCCGCCGTGGGGGCAGTATCACGTACGTGCAAGACCCCGCGCCAGTGGTGGACGAGATTTACGCCGCCACCGCCACAGACCCAGAATTGCACGGCGCGATTGAGGCCGAACACGCCAGTCAATTCCAAGGCGTTCTGGACAGCATCCGAGTGCGCATTGAAACAGCATTAAGGGGGGCGCTATTGTGACCCGCCCCACCGAAACACAGATCAAAAGCGCGCGCTTGAGTGTAACGCTCCCAAAGTTTGCAGATGAATTGGGGCAGGTCACATGAAAGATTGGATTGACCTATTGCTTCCGCCTATTCTTGGGATCGCCATCGGCTGCGCCATTGTCCTATTTGCAAACTGGATCCAGCTTGGAACCATTGTTTTGCAGATGTGTAACTGACTCCGAAATATTTCAACCAAGGAGACCTGCCTGATGGACGACGCAACCAATGAACGCCGCCGCAAAGCCCGGGAGCGCAAGCGCGCCGAGCGCGCCCATCTCGCAGATCGCGGAATGTCCCGGGTCGAAGTTGTAGTGCCGACGGCCAAGGCCGCGCAGATCCGCGAACTGGCGGAGATGCTGAATGAAACAAAACCAGAGGATGGCAAATGATCGGGCCGATACAAGAGTTGGCAGAGGACATCACCCTGCGCACGACGCTGAGGCGCATCAAGCGCAAAATCGACATCATGGCAATGGACGCGCCGCGCAACACGCTGGCGCACCAGAACGTCACAGAGCTGCAACTATTGGCGGGCATCGCCCTGCGCTGCATTGGAGAGGAAGCGAAATGAGTAGTGCACCTGAACGGCTTTGGGCATGGCATTGGAACGCGGAGTGGGATGAAAACCCCCCACTTTCTGGCCCGCACGCTATCGCACAATTTGGGCATTGTCGCCCCACAAATCGCCGCCCACTAGATGACCGAGAGCGGAAAAGCGGCGCAGAATATATCCGCATCGACCTGTACGACGCCGCTATATCCCGTGCCGAAATGGCAGAAGCGCGGATATTAGAAATGGAGAAAACAAAATGACAATCCCCGTCTGGACAATCATGGCCCTGTCGCTAGGCGGGCCGCTTGAGGCGCATCCGCCCAGCATCGCGCTGATGTTCCCATCCTACGCTGAGTGCAGCGCCCAGATCAACACGCTGCGCGACGTATTCGAGGCGCAGGGGCTGGACGTGCAGGGCGTCCACTGCCAAGCCACAGGCGCGCCCAGCGTGTCGCCGTTCCCGAAGTCGAGGCCGCAGTGACCGCATACTACAACGAATTTGCCCCGAAGGCCGCTGCGTGGCTGCGGGAATTGGTCAAACATGGCCACATTGCCGACGGCGTAATCGATGAACGGAGCATAGAAGATGTTACCCCCAACGACCTCAAAGGATTTACCCAGTGCCACTTCTTCGCAGGAATTGGGGTCTGGTCTTACGCCCTGCGCCGCGCAGGATGGGCAGACGACAGACCCGTCTGGACAGGATCTTGCCCCTGCCAACCTTTCAGCGCGGCAGGCAAAGGCGCTGGGTTTGCTGACGAGCGGCACTTATGGCCAGCTTTCCATCACCTCATCAGCCAGTGCCGACCTAACGTCGTGCTTGGTGAGCAAGTTGCAAGCAAAGACGGCCTTGGTTGGCTCGACCTTGTATGCGCTGACTTGGAAGCAGCGAATTACGCCGCAGGGGCGGTCGATCTCTGCGCTGCGGGCGTCGGCGCGCCGCACATCCGACAGCGCCTCTGGTGGGTTGGAAGTAGGTTGGGGAACGCCCCGGGTGGGCGGGAACGGGCAAGCCTCGCAGATCATGGACGAAGCGGGCGAGACCAAGGGGCGGATCGAGCAGCAGGCATTGCTGGCGGGGTGGGCGACGCCCTTAGCAGAGCAGGCCAATGGCACCCCGGAAGCGTTCTTGCAGCGCAAGCGGGACAGCATGGCGCGGGGCAGTCAGTCGATGGGTATCAGTCTGTCAGACTTGAATATGCAAGCGCAGGCTTGGGCGGGCTGGCCGACGCCAGTGGTGAACGACACGACGGGCAGCAAGTATGCCTACAGTCAGGGGAACCACGACAAAAAGGTGCTGAAGCTGCCGGGAGCGGCGGATATAGCGGGCTGGCCGACACCGACAGCATTGGAACGAAACGCCAATCTGGATACAATGCAGAAGCGGCGCGACTTCAGGCGCGACAACGCGAACCAATCGACAGTTCCGATGTATCTCAACGAAACGGCGCAGATTACAGTGGACGCGGAGATGTGCGAAGCGATGGGTTATCCGGTGGCGCTGGAAGGCCCGGACCGACTAACGGCTTCTGGCGAGATGCTGATTGGCTCTTCTGCCGGGATGGAAAGTGGAGGCCAGTTGAACCCGGCACATTCCCGCTGGCTTATGGGGCTGCCGAAAGAGTGGGACGATTGCGCGGTTACGGCAATGCAATCAATGCCGAAGCAGCGCAAGCGTTCATCGAAAGTGTAATGGAGACAATACAATGACACCTGAAGACTTCAAAAACTGCCCCTGCCACGCGCGGGGGCAGATGGAAAGGGTGAAATGCGAGAGAGGAATGAAAAATGACAAAAACCACTGCTTATAAATCTTTAAATGGCAGATTTTACGGCGCTCAAAAAGAGTGCGCGGCTCATGACCTTCATTATTTGTCGGATGGATCAATGCCGATCAACAACGCAGAAATTCTTGTTGCCAAACGGAAAGAGGTAATCGCAGTTCTCGCCGCCATTGTTGAAGTTACTCATAGCGACACCTTTATGCGGCTAATCTCGCCCCGCTGTTTATGAAACGTAATGGCCTGCATCTGCGATTGTGACCCATACGCACTGGATGCGTGGTGCGCGTCGCGCGGTGTCACAGGCCGCAATTGCTCAATTTGAACCCCGCCGATGTCCTGCATTTTGGCATGGTGCAGGTGTCCCGTAAAGTAGAAACGAAATCTTGTCCTGCCCCACACCTCTGGCCACTCGCTCGCCAAGTGCATCACGAGGCGCTCGGCCTTGGCCTTGTCGCCGTGATGTGCGGCCAGCAAGCACAAGCCAAATTCCATAACGAAGAAATCGCCCGCGTTTTTCTGCACCTCTATGCGCGGGTTTTCTCTGTACCGCTGGATCATCCCCATCCTGACGGCGATATATGCGTCTCGGTCGTGGTTGCCCTTGATTATAGATACCAAAACCGTGTCGTGCTTAGTGGCGGCCAGCTCTATAGCCGCCGCCAGCGCATTCACGGCTGCCTCTATCGTCTGGTCAATTCGGGTATCCACGTCGAGGGCGTGGCCGCTCTGCGTCGTGTTTGTGTTGTCGTTGTGGTGAAGAAAATCACCGCCCACGAGGATTACACCAAATTTTGATGACGGCGCTGAAGCAATGCAGTTTGTAATTCCGCGCACCAATCGCCGCGCGGCGATCTCGGTATTGTACGCCTCGCCCGTCTCGTTCTTGTTTGCCCGCATCCCCAGATGCACATCAAAAATGGGGTACACCGTCAGCAAATCCTCGTCGTGGGTTTCGTCCTTCTGGATTTCTGGGATGGCCTTCACGCCGTCCATTGCCTCGCGGACGCGCTCAATCACGTCTTGCACTAAATCGTTTTTTGGCAGCTTAAAATACAGCGACGCCTTTTCGGTTTTTAGCCACCCAGAATACAGCAGCTCCGCGTCCTGCAGCCCCGCCCCGTCCATCGCGTCTGCAATGGCGGGGTCTATGTGCGCCTCTGCCCGCTTGATTATGCGTCGCACCTCGCGCGCATCCATTCCCGACACGCGCGCGACCTCGTTCTTGTTCCCCAATTTCAGGAACAGATCGTATATCTCGCGCTGGCGCGGTGTCATTTGCAGGCCGCGTCAATCATCATAACGAGCGTTGCGCCAGTGACGACGGACGCGTCCCCGCCATCCTCGGCCAGCGCGGCGGCGTGTTTTGTCCGCGCGACGGCTGTACCATCGCAGATCGCGTTATTGTTTACCACGCTCGCGCAGCCACTCACGAAGCACAGCAGGGTCATCACCGATATTGCTCTCGACATCTTCAATTTCCTTTCGGGTTTTTGTATATGCCTCGGCTGTTTCTACGGCGGATTGTTGGCGCTGGTCGCGCCGCCCAGCCATCCACGCCGCAAATAAAAGGGCGGCAAGCCCTGCAACCCACATCACAGTGCGCTTGATCCATCCAAACATCAGCGGTCACCATCGGCCCAGCGGCGCAGGCGCTCGCGCATGATCCACAGTGCGGCCAACACAACCACGCCCGCAAAAACGAGCGCCACGATCTGGGCCGTACCATCCAGCGCGCCGATTGCCGCGACACCTGCGCCAGCGCCCGATACGATCTGTACAGCGGATGCTTGCATCGTGGTGGACTGCGCAGTGCTTTCGCGTGGCGCATCGGGGGTGATGTTTGTGTCCTTAACCTGTTTTGGCAGTGTGCCGCCGACGTGGGTTAAGAATAGTGCGCGCTCGGCTGTCCTGCGACGCACCAGCCCCGCCAGCACCTTTCCACGCGCCTTGTTCCAGAGCATAATTGCATCTGCCGCCGCACCTTTGTCGCCTGCATTAAAATGCCGTAGCGCCGATGATTTTTTAAACGCCGTCGCGCCGATATTATATGCGAGAGACAAAAACGCGCCAAATTCGTTTTCATTGATGGGGGCTTTAATTGCAGGAGCGATTTGATCAGAAAATTTATCCAGCGCGGCGTGCAAATAACCCTCCGCCTCGGACTTGCTAATCACCATGCCCGCCTCTGGCGTAATGCCCACACCCGCCGCCGCCGTTGTGCCGTAGCCGATTGTCCACACGCCTGCGGGGCACTTGTACGCTTTGGCCTCGAAGCCTTCGTATTCTTTAATAAGGTCGACAGTCGCTTGATTGATTTTCATTTTCCCACCCGTGCAATTAAGGATTTGATGTCGTCGCGTATCTCGCTGAGTACCGCGTTTGTCTCGCTGCGCGAACGTTGCGCGGCGTCCATGTCCTCGCGCCGCTGGTTCCAGAGCCGCTTGATCTCTTTGGTGTTCTCTGCGCTGCCCGCTTCGAGGCGAACGAGCCAGACGACCACCGCCACGAAGCTGGCGGCTATCGGCCAATATGGGAGAAGGTTTTGCATCATAAGCTCCTCAGTCTGCGGGATACGGAAAGCGCGCCTTGATCTCATCGATCTTGGCCAGCCACTCGTCTCTGGTTGCCTCGTCCCGCAGCATTTGCATGGCGATGGGGTCTGCCTCGGCTGCATAGGCCCGCTGGCGGTTTGCCTCTTGCTCAGCACGTGTGGGCGGTGGTTCGGGCGCTTTGACTGGCGCTACAAAGTCAGTGCCATCAAAAACCCATCCAATTTGCGCGGTGTCATGCGCCTGCCAGCCTTCGGGGGCAACATCTCGGTTGTCATCCGTTGTCGCGTTTACGACAACACCCGCTATTACTTGAATGAGTTTCATGCCAATTCCTCCACTATGATTAGCCCAGCCCCGCCTGCGCCGCCCGCGTAGTTTGTGCTCTGCCCAGTGACACCAGCCCCGCCGCCCCCAGAGCCGAAACCCGTGCCAGCATCCCCAGCACCACCACCAGAGCTACCAGATACGGTTGTACCAGCACCGCCAGCACCATAAATACCTGATCCTCCCTTACCTTCGGAAGAAGAAAGTCCACCTTGCACAAGCCCCGTAAAACCGCTTGCGCCCGCTATGTTGAAAGTACCGCCAGTGGCAGTGCCACCTGCACCACCTTGCCCCGCCAAGCCCCCCGCCCCCGCCGTTCTGCCCGTGCCCCCAGCACCACCAGCTGCGGACAGAGAAACCGCGCCGCCCGCAAAGGTAGTCGTCGCCCCCGTTGCCCCGTTATTTGCGCCCGCAGTGCCGCCCGCGCCGCCCGTGGAGCTAACCGTGTAAGTGTAGGACGCGGAAAGCGACGTTATAAGAATTTCTGCGCGCGCGCCAGCACCGCCGCCGCCCGCACACCCCGCCGTTCCCGCGCCTTGCCCATCAACCCCGCCGCCGCCGCCGCCAGCGCCGATGGCTGTCACGCGAATGGCTTTTGTGCCGCTTGTCGGGGTATATGTGGCCGCAGTGCCCGTAGTCAGGGTTACGATATTTCGCAGCGAATAAAGCTGCCCGATGCTGTTACTGACGCTTCCGGTGGATGTAATAGGGCCACCCGCGTTCACACTGCCCGTGCCCTTGGGCATCAGCGCCATTGAAATGTTCGTGTCAGAACCTACTGCTGATATTTCAACCGCCCCGCCCGTAGCGGCGTTCGCCACGTTGATCTGATTGACCGCGCTCGCGGTTGTCGTGAACGAAATCAGTTCGTTGTTGTTCCTGTCCGAGATCACCGGGGAAGCCAGATTGAACTGGATCCCCGTCGATCTGGTCGTGAAAATATCCGTGCTGGCGATCACGTGGCGGATTTGCGCGTTTGTCGTTGACGTGATATAGCTGGTCTCAGCAGGATCGACTGCGACCCGCGCCACGTTGTTTGTCGCATCAATAATCGCGACAGTGATCGACTGCGCGCCGTCGTAGAGTTTGACCTCATAGTTCGCCGATGTCGTGTCGACCCACATCATCCCCGCCGTGATATAGCTGGGCGCGCTTGACCCGCTGTGCATTGAGTTGACCGCGTTGCGGTAGGAGTTCAGATCCGTGGCGAGCGCGGTTCCGCTCTTGGTGTTCGGGTCAATCGTGCCAAAATCGTATTGAGCCATCAGGTGCCTCTTTCTCTGCCAAAGCCGATTGCTTGATAATCGAACGAGCGACTAACCGCAGCCCCGGCGCTGTTGCGGAATATAACATCGAAGCCCGTTCTCGTCTTGTTAGAAATAACGTAATAGTCGCCCGTGTTCATATTCTGCGCGGCGATGGTCACCGACCGCAGTTCGCGGAAGCTGGGCGAGAATACCACGGAATAAGTGCCCGCGCCCGACGTGAGGTCGTTTCCATAGTCAACACGATCTGGCATATCAATTACGACTGTCAGCGCGCTGATTGTCGGGCTGATTGTGGCAAAGATGGTCTTGAGCACGGCGCGAAACTTGAGATGCCGCGCGGTGTAATCCCCGACGACGAATCGCCGCCATCCTTGATAGACCGGGGTCGCGCTGTCGACGATGGAATAGTTGACTTGCAGCTCGACTGATACTTCGTCGCCAGTGTCGGCCCCAGCGATGTTGGCAAGGCCTGCAAGGTTGACCCATGTCGCCATTGTCGTAAGCCCGCCAGAGGTTGAGACCACCGCATCCACGATGACGCGCGATGTGTAAACTTCGCTGAGATCCGTCTCGCCGAACTCATAGTAACCTTCCGCAGCGTAGCCCAGATCAGGTGAGACGCCGATGCTCACGATCGACGCAAGCGTCGTCCAGCCAGCCATAAAGTTCTGGCTGCGCAGCAAGATGGTAGAACCGCTGCGATCCACATTTGTTAAAGTGCCAGTCCAAAGCGGTTCTTGCGTCAGCGTAGAAACGACGTTCTGCGCGGCAGGGTCTTCCAGTGACGCATTGATAAAGGTCGCAAGAACTGATCGGTTGTTCAGCACGTCAATCGCTTTGATCGCGTAGGATCCAGAGCGGCTGGGCACAGTAAATGAACGCGCCTCCCGGGGGAGCGCGTCCGATAGCACTGTCATCGTTGTCCATGCCGTGTTGTTCTGGTTTGCCGAATAGCGGATCTCGTAGCCTGTCACATCGACCGCAATCGACGGATAGGCCCACTCGACGTAGGTATGCTCGCCGATGGTGTTTAGGGTGAACGTATCGACTTGCGGCGGCTTGGCTGTCGCACCGATGACTGTGTGGTTTGAAATCTCGACGAACGCGCTGGTCGTTCCGTCGTCTGGGCCGATTGCGCGCACGGCGATGTCATAGTTGATGCCGCTTTCCACGGGGAATATTTCGACATAAGGGCTGTCGACTGCGGAATAGGGCATATAGGTGAACGGGTCATCTGTGCCTGATCTGCGGAAGCGCGCTTGAAAGAATGCGGTTCTGGTGACTGTCCCGTCCGATGCGCTGGCTGTTTTGCCTGCCTGCACATAAAGGAAGATCGATGGAACGATTGCGCCGCTCGACGTGACTTGCAGCGCGGCTTCATCTGATACGACATTCGAAATAAACGGGCGCGGTGGGCCGACAAAAGACGCCGAAACCGGATCAGACAGGATCGTGGTGTATTCTGGGATCGCATCTGCTGCGTTATAAATCGCGGCTGAATATGGGACGCAAGTGACGGCGGCCGCGAGATCGTCCAAGTATTCGATCCCAGCGATCAGCACTTCTAAGCTCTCAAGGTTCTGCTCCCCGAACTGAAACAGATCGCCAGTGTTCACATCAGATCCGCCACTCGTCACATCCACAGTGTCGCTGGTCACTGTCGTGCCTGATGCCGCGACTGTCAGCGCGCGGGTCGTGCCCGTCGCGGTTTCGCGGATCCGCAGCGTGTAAGCCTTACCCGCTTCGCGCGTGACCGGCTCGTCAAGAACTATCGTATTCGTGGCGCGCGAGACCACGCGGCCCGACATCTGGCCGATCCCCGGCACGTCATGCGTCAATCGGCACAGATCCCCGCGCATTGCGACAAGGTGCTCAATGTCGAGTTCGAATGTGAACACCTCTGGGCGCAGGCGCGCCGATGCAATATAGTGGCGGCCCAGTTTGTAGACGTTGGCCGCGTTCGTCTGGCCGGGCAAATCGATCAGCTGGAAAGTGGTCGCGTTCGCGGCGTTAAAGCCGTCGTCATAGATGATGCGCTCGTCTTCGCGGTAACCCTTATTCTTGTTAAAAAACCGAATGCGCAGCGCGTCCGGGATCTCGTTATAAATGATCTGGCCGGCAAAATTTCGGGTATTGCGCGGCGTGAAATGTTGAATGACTGTTGAGCGCGGCTGCTCGATGATCACTGTCCATTTGTCGTCAACATAGGCGGGGCTCGCCTTGCCCGCATTAGCGACGTCTTGCAGCAGATCGCGCACCGACAACTGGAAATCGATCACTTGGTCGAATGCGAACCCGTTTGTTTCGCAGAACTCATACCACGCGCCCAGGTCTTCGTCGTTGATGTTCGCCGCCGTGACGGGCTTCTTGTTCGGCGCGCCTTTTAGGACGTAGCGGAAGATCGCCGCGGGGTTTGATGTCGTGCTCGTCGCCGTTGTCCACGCAGACCCGTTCCATGTTGGGATTTTGAGCGAGACAAGCGCGTTCAGCTGATCGATGATGCCGTTGAGCTGGTCTGTTGCTTTGATGCGAAACGCGCTTTTTGCGATACCAGACAGAAGCACCGGCTCCGATTGCGTGTTGAATGAACGCAGATCCGTCCATATGCAGCTGTCGCTGATCTTCGCGTTACTTGATTGCGCAACTTGGCGTTTGATGCGCACCTCATATTGCCCAGAGGTGAGCCCGCGCTGGCGCTGTGACACGCGTTTCACCTGCGCGGTGTCGTCGGTATAGGTCTGGTCAAACCACGACGTCCAAGACCCTGCGCCGACGAGCCTGTAATCGCCAAGGATGCGCGCGGAAGTGTTCACCCGCTGCCCACTGTCATTCTGTTTGAACAGCCCAGAGGGGAAAGTCAGCGTGACGCCGATTTCTGTTGTGTCTAGCGGCGTCCTGCGCTCGACATAATCAGTCGTCAAGCGGATTGATAGATCTTCTTGGCTGGCGTCCGCTGGGTAGAGATCAAGCTGGGTCTCTGTGCCGTTAAAATCGTGCTCTGTTTCAACATCAACATAATCGCCAATCGGCGTATTGCCGATCCTGATGTCAGAAACTGTGACCGGCCCATAGCCCCAAATCAGCACAAATCGCAAATACTGCGCATTCCCGACGACCTCTGTATATGGGGTCGCGCCATATGGCGGAACCATGCGGTGCGTGCCCAGAACGACGGGCACAGTCTGGAATGGCGTTATGCCATTGCGCGCTGATGTGATCCCGTAAGTCGGGCTTTCAGTGCGGTTCTGCGTTGTGCGCGGCCCGATCAGCGCCGAAGCCGCATAAGTGATCGCCATAGAAATCGCCGCGCCCGCGATAGATGCTGCGAGTGTCCCCGCGGTGAAGCCGATTGCGGTTGCGATTGTCGGCGCGGTTGCGGTTGCAAGAATTGAAATCAGCGTGACTGGATCCTGCGGCACGATGCGCAGATATACCGACGCGCCAGACTTCGGGCGGATCTTCGCCCAGAGATCCGGGTCGATGTAATCGCCCCCAATGAACGCGCTGATGTGGTCGCGGTCAAGTTCGTCTGGCACGAGCGCCGCGACCAAATCCGCAAGCGTGCCTAATGGCGCGACGCGAACGACCATGCGGCCCCCTTGCGCCAGCGGGTTCAGAACGAGCGTGACTTCGATGTATTCTGCGAGCGCGCTCTGATTTGGGTGGGTGAGGTCATTCAAGGCGATATGCTCCGATCACGCGCTGCAAGAAACGGTTGTCGCCCTTATAGCGCGAAATGCAGGATCCGATAACCTCTTCTGCATGGAGCACGAAGCCGGGCTGCGTGACGATCCCGCAATGCGTGGCGCGCCGCCTGCCCTTATAGAACCCCCACATGTGCAAGACGTCGCCAGATTGCACATCTGCGAGATCAATCTGCACGCCTGTCGCGGCAAAATCCGCAAAGGATCCCGCGCCGCGCTCGATCTGGCTCTCCATCTCATTGTGGCGCGGCAGCTTGATCTTATAGACTTCTTTGTAAACCAAGCAGACAAGCCCCCAGCACGACGCGCCTTCACGCGTCGCCCCGTTCCATTTGAACGGGATCCCGACATAATTGTTCCACCAGTTAGAAGATGCCGGGGAAGGTAGACGGCGAGAAGGTTGCACTTGGGAAAGGCTCCGTGAGGAAGTTGTCGATTGTGAGGTCGATGTTCATCGCGTCTGCGTTATAGCTGACCGACGCCGCGACAAGCCCGGAAACGCTCTGCAAGATGGTGTTGGGCGCGCTCGCGTCGATCACCTCCAGCTTGAACGCGGGCCGCTCGCGCTGCCCTGCCAGCGTGCGCAAGATGTTAAGTTCGGTCGTGACGTGCGACAGCGTGAGGCGCGCCCGCACTTGCAGCTCTGGGTCGTCTGGCGGGAGCGTCACGGCGAACGGGAAAGCAATATAGGTGTTGCCGCCGGATGTGATGTTCTCTGTGTTGTTGACCAGATAAAACGTGTCGAGATCGCTGTGCGTGATCTCAAGCAGCACCAGAAACGCGCGCGCCGTCGTCTGCGAATTCACGGCGGTGATAACAGCGGTGGGAAGGGTGCGCGCCATTACGGGAGAACCTCCAGCACGATCTCGATGCGCCACTGCCCAGTGCCCGCCGTGCCCCCGCCAGATACGGCGGAGAGGGAAGGCGGCGACACAAAGCGCGCTGAGATGGTCGAGAAATCCGCAGGATCGATGAAGTCGAATGCGTCCGTGCCTTCGGAGATCGTCGTCTTATAGAATGTTTCAAACGTCGCGCGCTGGGTTCCCGTTAACAGCATCGTGCCCGACAGAAATCTGGATGTCGCGGTGAACCGCTTGCGTTGCTTATATGGGCCGGTTTCGGTCTGAGAGCGGATGAAGCCCTGCTGCCGGGTGTCCTGCACGCCGACTTCGAAATATTGCGGAAGTGATCCCGGCCACGTTGGCATGGTCTAGCCCCTCTGCTGCAAGCGGTTGCCCAGCCCGAACGTCGTTCGGATGGCGCGATAGCTAGGCCCGCCAGAAGTGATGTCCTGCGCAATGGCGCGGCCAATCTCGACGACGAGGTTCCCCGCGCTGTCAGATGACGCCGTGGCTTCCTGTCCGCTGTAATTGTTGATGATGACATTCGGCGCGCTGTTGCCGTTCGCCGCGGAGACGCCCAGCTTGCCATCCGCGCCGCGCGCCAGCGGCATGATCGCCTCCGGCCCTGCTTCGCCCATCAGCCCGATGCCGTTTGCGAACGGGAAGATTGTAGGCCCGCTGACGACGCCGCCGTTCGCAAAGGGAGTAACGCCCGCGCCGTTAAACACGTTCCCCTTCGCTGAAAAGAGTCCAGCGATCCCAGCTGCGATAGGCTTAGAGAACTGCTCTGCAAACAGATCCTGCGCGACCTTTGCGAGCACGTTTGACGCAAAGTCGAGCAACGCCCCGCCAAGTGTTTTCGTTCCATCTAAGACCGATGCGAACGCGCTATTGAGTTCGCTCTCGATTGTGCCCGCAACGCCTTCAACCATCTTTTGAAAAGGGTCAAAGGTTTCGGTCAGTTTTGCCACCTCTTGATCGACTTTTGCCGCCGCAGTTCCGCTGCTGCGCATAGTATCGTTAAATGATGCAAGCGCGACCTGAGCTTCAGCGGTTGCCACAGCATTGTCGATAGTCTCCTGCCGCAAAGTTTCAAATTGCATCCGCAGGATCCTGTCCTGCGATCCCCGCATATTGCCTGCGGATTGATTAAACTGTTCCGCAGCCAGCGCACCAGCTTGCCCTACTGGGTCGCCCGCAAATTGCAGCCTGATTTCCGCTTCGCGGCGCGCTTGCGATGCGTTCGCTGCCATCGCGATGGCGTTTGATGCTGCGCGGCCCATTTCGTCGGCCAAGGCGGTGGCGTTAGACGTCGCCGCGCTGATGTTGTTCGCAGCCGCCCCTGCGTTGTCAGCCAGATCTAGCCCGGCCAGTGCGGCATTGATCATTTGCTGGGTAAGCTCACGCTGCGCTTCGGTCATGTTTTCCGTGCCGCCGGTGATCTCAAGCATCAGCTGCTTGACTTCAGCAAGTGCGGCAACCTGCTCGTCAACAGTCAGTGCGGTTTGCAGATCTGCAAGAGCAGCAGAAAAAGTAACTGCTTCTTCCTGCGTGGATCCCAGAGCTACTTTGACGCGCTCGATACCCTCCCGATATCCATCCAAATCGTCAATCTGGGTTTGCAGGCCCATAATGCGGCCCGATAGGAATCCAGCCTGCGCGTCGCCCGCTGTCTCTGCTTGCTTCTGAAGATCGGCCATCTGCGCCCGCAGAGCTTCAACCTTTTCCCCCGTGGCGATTAGTTGCTCACCTGTCTGCCCTTCAAAATCACCGAACGCGCTGACGAGCGCTTCAGAAGACGCCGCGAGCGCATCTAGCGCGTTTAGCTTGGCAAGTTCTTGGTTGATCTGTAGAAGCTCGCGCGCTTTTCCTGATGCTGCGCCATATTGTTCGATCAGCTTATCGGTAGGTGAAGCAGCGGCGGCGGATGCTGAAGCATAGGCGTCTACAGCATCAGTTAGGTCATCCATTGCCTTGGTGAGTGCTTCAGCGCCATCCGCAGCGCCAAGAATAGAAGGCGCGAAGGTCAGCAGCGCGCCAGTTGCAACGCCGATGACTGCGCCGAGCGGCCCGAAACCGCCCAGCATTTGCGGGAGTTGCTGGCCGAGAGCGCGGGATGCTGGAACGCCCATCTCCATCTGAACGATAAGGTCAGAAAGCTGGAAGCTGGTGTTTTGGATGCGAGACGAGTTGTTGTTAAATGCAGCCCCGATGCGATCCATCGCGCCCGGGAGCGGGCGCGCCGTTGCTGCGATCTTAGACTGCGCGGCGGATGTCGCGTTCAGTTGGTTCTCTAGGGTGTCGGCTGCGCCCGCAGCGCCCTTTGCCGCGCTGCTGAATTGGCCGAGCTGCTGCGCAGATTGCGCTGCGCCTTTGGTCTGAACTTCGACGCCAAGCGTTACAAGACTGGTCACTTCTTTGCCCTCTCTGCGTGCCACAAGCCGTCGAGTTCTGAGATCGCGTCGACCTCTAGGGGCGTGAAGACCCGCCCTGTAAGTTTACTATACGCCAACACCTCCGAAAATGCTATCGGCGCGTCGGCCTGCCGAGACCGATGCAGGCGCAGGAACACCGACCAGAACTCGCCCATTGTTGGCGGCATGGGCGTGATGTCCAGTTCGTGCGGGCGGATCCCCGTCGCCTTTTCGACTTGCTCGTAATGCTCGCGCAGCGAGATCCCGTCTTTATCCCGTTGCGCGAGCCGAAAGACCCCCTCAGCGTGCTTTATCAGCTCGCCGAGGGCCCCTCGAAAAAATTGGCGCGGACCGACGCCGCCGTGAATATGTCATCGCGCAGCCACGCGGGAAACTTGGCATAAACCTCTGGGGCGTCTTCCACGCGCGGGCGGTCTTTTCCTGCGGTGATGTCCCAGCGCGCTGTGATGCGCCCAAGGAACGCGACCAGCTTTTGCGTCTGGTCTTCGATCCCGAGGCGCGCCACTTCGGCCAGCGCGTTGCGGTATTGCGGCGTGTCCGCGCCGTAGATCTCGATCCACTGCGGCGACCCGTCTTTGTTTAAGACGGGTTCCTTTTTGATCGGATGCAAAACAGCGTAGGTGTAGGTTTCGCGAAGCGTGAGGTCGTAGAGATCCATCAGTTTCCCTTTATGATGTCGTGCGCGTGATGCGCAGCTGCGTGCCCGTCGAACTGTCGCGCAGCGCAACGAACGGGATGGTGATCAAGCGCGATGTTGGGCCGGCAACAGGAACAGCCGCGCCATTGATCTTGATGCGCGGCATCAGCAGCGTGTAGTTTAGCCCGGCCACGCGGTCGTCCAGCACGATCGAAAGCGAACTTTCCGTTTCGTCCAAGAACTTATCAATCAGCGCTTTGTCCTGATAGTAAACAGTCATCGTGCCTTCTAGGTTCGACATCCCAAACTCCATCTGAGGAGTGGTCGTTGATCCGAGCGCGAATGCGGGGTTCAGGTTGTTGTTGAGCGTGAAATCGATTGAATTGACGTAGGCAATGGTGGATCCGCCTTCGCTGATCGCGCCGGAGAAGCTGTCGAAAGGTTCGTTATTCGAAGCTGCGGTCAAGGTCGCATCGAGCGGCGTCGTGCTCTGCGTCATGTTCTTGCCGATAATCCCGAATGTCGCTGTCGTCATCTGGTTTGGTGCGATCGAGATCTGCATCGTGTTGACCATGCAGCCTGTGAACGCGCGAAACTGCGTGATGTCGAGCGCGCCGTCTTCGAGCGTAAAGGATTTGACTGTCGTCCCCGTGTTCAGCACGTTGGTCGCAAACGCGCCGAACAGGGCAGCTTCGAGCAAGAAATCATAATCAGCCGGGCGCATCTCGACGGCGATGTCACCAGCGACAGTGCGCTGCCCGTGACGATCGACGCGGGGCATACGATCCGGGGTGATCTCTGCCGATTGCACGCGCGTTTTGCTGAGGTCGACTGAATGTGTGACGAAGGGCAGCGAAACCATCGCGGGCGTCGCGGGTGTCGTGCCGTATGTGCTCTCCGTAATATAGGCGAGCTGTGTTCTAGAACCCTGTGCAAATGGCATTTGTGCGCCCTCCTTTTATGAGCTGGTGTAGGTGTACCATGAAATCGAGACAGTGACGATATACCATGGCGTATCGAGCACGGCGACGCCGCGCTCTGCGTAATTGAACCGCACAGTAACGCCGCCTGATGTCAATCCGGTGTCGACTGTGAACGATGCGCGAATAGCGTCTGCCAGCGCGTCAGCGGCAGCTGGGCCTGCGCCCTCTGGCAAGTGCGCGGTGACTAAGAAGCTGCCATCGTGCCGGATCTGCGGGCTGGGCCCGCGCACGGCTGGGCGGCTCGTCACGGGCACAAGTGCCATGCGAACCCACGCGGTGTTGGTTGTTGGGGTGAACCGCACGTTCTCCCATGCGCGATTGCTCGATGACGGGATCCCCGAAACATTGGCGATCTGCTGCTCAAGCGCCGCGCGGATGTCCTGCATCACTGTCATGGGATCCCCGTCGCTTTGATGTTGCGGATCTCAACCACGACTGCGTTCGCGATTGAAGCGGCGCGCGCCAGCACCTTTGCAAGGAACTGGGTGCGGGCCTCAACAAAGATTGCATAGTTCGCGCCGTTCAGCAGATAGAGCGACCCGTCAAGGCTGGCAAGCGCGCCTGCCTGCCCAGAGAGGCGCGCCATTGTTGCCCCCGGCGCGCCTGCGGTGATCTCGCCCTGCCCAGCGCCGGGCGACCCTGAGAGTGTGGGGGAGAGAAACCACGATGCCCGGAGCCGCCCGGTCTTCACCGGCGTGCCGCGCACGACCTCAAGCGCGAGCCGGTTTGCAAATTCGTTGCGCGCCTGCGCGACAGTCGCCCCCGCATCAGCGGCGAGCTTGTCAAGATCGACTGTGATCTGTTGGAGGATCTTGCCCTGCGCCATCATTCCCTCGCTTGGCAGATATAAGCGAGGATCGACGCGCCGCTCTTGATCGTCTGCACCGAAACGACCCGCACCGCGTCGCCTTCGCCGCGCAGTTCGTCATCGATCTGCGGGGTTTTAGTCAGCGCCGTGCCGTTATAGGTCGCGGCGATGACTGCCTTGCGGTCTCCGCGCTGCACCAGCGTGCCGTCGATGTCGCGCGAGTTATAGTTCAGGAAGACCACGCGCGCCGTCTCGTCAGCGTTAGATCCGCCAGTGACAGCGCCTGTTGACGGGCTGTAGGATCCGCCGTTGTTCGGGCGGCGAAACGTCAGATTGTAGCCGTGCTCCCGAAGAAGCGCGACGACATCCCGTTGCATCTCCGCGCCGGTTGCCATTGGGATCAGTCCTCATCAAGCATTGGGTCGAAGCGCGGCGGATTGCTGAACTGATCGACCCGGAAGGCTGACGGCACGCGGTCGCTGTCGTCCTCGACGCTTTGCATCTCCGAGATCGACATTCCGCCTGCGACGGGCACGCCCAGCCCGACAGACCCCAGCCGCTTGCCCTCTTTGATGAGACGAACGGCCAGTTCTGCGTATTGCGTCGCGCGCTGGGAATAGGAAGACGAAACGCTTTCGATGCTAGTATCGACCAGCCGCGCATATTTGCCCGAAAGCGCGCGGCAGATGAGCGCGCTTGCGTTGTAAATGTCATCAGTGGCCTGAGAGAGCGCGAAGGCGATTTCTTCGTCACTTACCTGCTGATCGGTCGTATCGGTGTCGCCTACGAGGAGGCGCACGGCATCCCGCCGCGTTGTTGCGCTCGTTGTGCCGGGCGCTCCCCCGTAAGTCCACGTCATTAGACCACCTTTTTGGCTCGCGCCGGTTTAACCGGCGCGGGATCTGGGACATTTTCGGCGATCTCTTCGCCGAGGCCGTTTTCGCTTAGGTCGACTTCAAGGTTCCCGGGCGCGTAATGGCGAACCTTACCCGCCCGGAATAGGAGCGCGACCTTCTCTGGGGCAATGCCAAGGGCTTGCCAATCGAACGCTGCGCCGCGATTGAACCGACGCCCGTGAGCGATGAACGCGCGAAACGCGAACAGCGGATCCGACTTCTGGAAAGATCGTTGCTCGAGCTTGATCATGCTACGATCGCGTCCCAGAAGTAGCCCAGCGCCGAAGAAACCACCTTGTGGTCATAGTGCGAGCGAGCGCGCACGACGTCGGTATCTTCTTCATCGCGGCGCTTGGTGTCGACCACAAAGCCATACTCGTTCGTGCCGCCCAGATAGCCGGCCCACGAGAACGTGTAGCCTGCTGCGGGCGTCATGATGCCAGGCGATGGTGGCCGATAGGTCAGCAAGCACTTCTTGCCCAGAATGAACGAGTGAGCGGCGGTGTCGCCCTCTGCTGCGGTGTTCTGGATTGCTTCACCGACCATGACTTCATCAACTTCGAAGATCTGCGCAAGCAGGTTCAACGAAGCGATCGAAGGCTGCGAAGTGGTCGCGCCGCCGTTGATCCGGCCCTGAATGTCTGGGTGATCGATCAGCGCCGAGTAAACCTGACGGCCCATCGCCATCACGTTTGGCTTGATGCCGGTCGAGCCGAGGATAAAGTCGATCCCGGTGCGCACGTTGCCGATAGGGTCGCCGTTGGTGGTGTCCGACCAGCGGATGACCTGATCGGTCGAAGGCGAGGACGCAACGCCAGTGATGTCTTTGCCCCAAATGCCAGTTGTGAAGAACGACGACGAAAAGTCGGTTTCTTTTTGGATCAGCATCTGGTGGGTCGCCAGCTCTGCGGCCGCGCGCGCAGGATCCGCAGCTGGGTCTGCGTTAGCGCGCACCTGATCTGGGATCGGGATCGCGACGCCATACTCTTCGCAGAAGTAGCTGTCGTTCGATACTTCATAGCCCACTTCAGAGACGCGAGCACCGGCGGCGCGCTTCTTAGCGCCGTTGCGGTTGAAGTAGGAGCGGTCGAACGTGAAGAACTTGTCCGACTGCTTCTGAACTGGGACGTTCTGGAAGATGCGCGAGGCGATGAACGACCCCGGGCTTTGCAGAAGCGCGACAGAGATGTTGGTAAGGGCTGCGTCGATATGAAACGCGCCGACGTTAGGTTGTGGCATGATTTAAATCCCCCTGCCTTATGCTGATGGAACTGGGCCGCGTGGCTGGAACAGGATCTCGATGATCCGCCCAGAAGCGCCGGTTTCAAGAGCCACGCCGAGGATGATATGCCCTGCGGTGGTGGCGTTTACGGCTTTGCCCGCGCTGTCAGAAGCCACGGGCCCGCCGCGAGTGACAGCGCCACCGCAAACGACCTTGACCTTGCCAGCGATCGCCACGAGCGCAGCGCGCCCCGCAGCGGCGGGAGCGTCTTGTAGGACGCCATCCGCATCGACCCCCGCACCGGTGGGGTCAATCTGACCATCCGCTGCGACGGAAACGAAGTAAAACTGCTTCGTCGAGAGGTCTGCACCAGCCTCGAGCGTGACGCAGAGCATGTTGTCTTGAGTTGCCATTCGAGGCCTCCTTACTGCGCGTGGTTGCGTTTAGCGAAGAGTTCCGCACCGCGTCCGGTCTTGGTCACTTCGGCGAATGCCTTGGCGAACGTGACCTTCTTTTCGGCGGCGTAATCTTCTGCCATCTTGTTGAGTTCGGTCATAGCGTCGGTCTCTTGCGGAGCGACGCTGCCGAACTCGCGGGTCAGCTTCGAGGCGAAAGCGTTTGCGCCTTTCAGCATAGCGTGCGCTGCCTTGCGGATGGCTTCATCTGCAATGGCGTCGAGCGCTTTCAGCACCGCGCCCTTGGTTGCCTGATCGCCCGCAAGGTATGGGATCTCTGCGCTGACGCGCTTGACCATCTCTTCGGCTTCCAGCTTTTTGGTGACGGCTGCGAGCTCGTCAGCCTGCTTCGAGATCACCGACAGAACGCCCGCAGGGAGCGCGCTTTTCAGGATCGTCTCGCCGCCGACTTCGATATAGTCTTCGGCTTTGCGCTTTTCGACAGTCACTGCCTCGTCCGCGATCTGGACGACGTAGCCTTCAGTCTCAAGCGACTTTACAAGCGCGTCAACCGAGCTTTCGAGGCGCTTGTTTGCTGCCTCTAGTTCTCCGAGGCGCTTCTCTTGATCGGACATAGATTGACCCCCTTTGCCCTGATCGCCGGACGGGCCGGCCCCCTTGTTGCGCTTCATGCGCGCCACCTCTTTGCGTGCGTCGTCTTCTGACATCCCGCCCGCAATCAGTTCTTTCATTTTGTCGTCGTCGTTCATCGTGTCGTAACGCTTGAACATGACGACGCGCGCCGCCGGGTTTGCGGGTTCATCGACCAGCGAGAGCTCGATTAGCTCCAGTTCTGTGACGTTAAACGGCATTTCGTTTCCCCATGCCTCCGATGCTGAACGCGGCGAGTTCGCCGCTCTTAACTCTGTTCCATACACCATTATCGTGCACTTTCATAGCCACGATCCATCCTTCGAGTGCAGAGTAAACGCCCAGCGCTTCGCCCAGTGCTTTTGTCAGCGGGAAGGAGTGGATAACCTCCCCGATTTGCGCGCCTTCGTGCATCGCTTTGGCGGTGCGGACGTCGGCCATGAAGTTATCGGCGGCCTTGGTCATTACCTCCGCCGAGATGATGTCGCCCTGCCGATCAATCATCGGCTTACCATCGACCGATACGACCGACGCCCAGCCCCAAACGATGCGCGCTTCGTCATCGATCTTGATGATCTTAGCCGCGCGCTTTTCCATCGTGGCGTCGATGATCGCGCTGATCGCGGCATCAATCACGGCTTCGATCATCTCGCCCGTCGGATCCTCGACCTCTTCGCCTTCGGGCGACATCATGCCCGCCGTGCCCACCATATCAAGGTAGTCCTCATGCGTCGCCCCTGGCATATAGAACGCCTGCCCGTCTGGCCCTTCGGTCATATGCGCAACCAGCCCCATTCCGAGTTGCTGCGCGCGCTGCACTGCCTCGATCGACGTTGTGAAGACGTCATCCGAGATCTGTCGCTTTTCCATCTTGTCCATCTTCGTCATCTCCGAGACTGAGGTTCCGCTTTCCCACATCTGGCACGACCAATAACGCGCCGAAGTCTTATCGGTCGCGGTGTCGCAAGAGTGCCGCGAGCGGAAATTAGCGCGGGCTTTGGGGTCGTCGCGGCGGATCTCCATCTTGGGATCGCCAAATGTCACTTTCTTGGTCTTGTCGCCGTCCTTAACGTAAACGCCGAACTTCTTGCTCGCGCCGGCGGGGAGGCGGAACGGCTGATCTAGTTCGACATCGCGCCCCTGATAGTCGGCCTTCTCGACGCCACGGGTCGCCATAGGATGCTTTTCTGGCAACAGATCCGTGTCGTGCTTGCCAGACCGGAACCGGCCATCGCGGATGGCGCGCAGGAAATTGTTGACCCGCGCCATAGCCCACTGCTCCGGGGATCTGACATTGGACCGCACGCTGCCCGGGTTCGTGCGATATGCGCCGATCCCCCGGTCATAGACCTGCCGCAGCATATCGACAGTCACGCGCCCCTTGTCGCCGTCCTCTGCGTTGTGCGCTTCGACCTTGGCGCGCAGCGTGTCCGTCGATACCTTTTCGAGCGCCTCATCGACCTTCTCGATGTAAACGCCATCCTTGCCCTTTGTGTAGCCCGCGCTCTCGATCGCAGCATAGGCCGCGCCGAATGCCCGGCCTTCCTGATAGCCTTGGTCGATGCTGTCGTTGAACACGCGCCGCCAGATCGAGCGCGCCTTATCGGTGGTTAGGACGCGCTTCACCGCGCCCGGTAGATCGTCGTTCGTTTGATAGGGCATATTAGATCCTACTCATGGGAGGACAGAGATTTGAAGAGGGCGCAAAATCGGCCAGAACCCCGGAGGTGCGACCCTGCGCTAGCAGGTCTCCCCTTCGGGTTCCATCCGCAGGTTCACAGGGAGGAGTAGTAGAGGATACACTATAGGGAAGTTTGTCCTCCACTCTCCCCTCTCCTCCAAGTTTTTGAGCGCGATCAATCAGCATCTTCGACCCACCCATAGAACCCTGCTGATGCGGTCGCCGCCTTGTCTGTCGTGACGCGAAAACCGACAATCGCCCCCGCTGGGAATGACGCCAGCGCGCCGTCCGCGAGCGCCGTTGTGTTGTCTTGCAGTTCGATTGTGCCCTGCCGAAAGAGTAGCCCCGCAGTTTCGAAGCGGTCGACGCTGCCGTCAAGGTTCGCGATCACGGACGCGACGAATGATATTTGCACCTTGGCTGCGGCAGTTCCTGAGTTCGCGCCAGCAAAGATTGAATGCACGACCAGCCGCTTGCCCGCAGGAACGCGAAACGCGGTGCTGCGCGTGGCGCGCGCTTCTGCATCAAGGTATTTGTAGCGTGTGCCGCTGTTGGTGACTGTGATATTCCCTACGACGTGCTTTTCAGATCCGAACGTCAGCCCGGTCAGATCCCCGACCCAGCGCACATTGGTCGCCGTCGTCAAGACCGGCGTCGTGCCGTCCATCGTCACGATCTCGCTCTGCGGGTTCAGATCCGCGTCCAGATAGTTGAACCGCAGCGTCCTGACCCCCGTGCCTGCCGCGCCGTCCTGCGCGCTAGTCGACACCAGCGTCATCTGCACGCCGCCAGCGGGCGCGACCGATGGATCTTTCACAGTCGACCCGGGCCAGATCATAATGTCCGTCACCGCGCCGCTGGTCGTCAGCGTCCCAGTGACTGCGACCGGCTGCGCGCCCTCGACGCGCCCCCGGGCGATCTCGACCTGCTGCGTGAACATCAGCCGCCAGATCCGCTGCGACCAATCGCGCACGGGCTTGATCGTCTTGGTGTAGCCGACTTCTGTCATAGCACGCGCCCCAGTTCTGGATCCGGCCCTGATACGCCGTCAATGAAATCTTCGTCAGTGATCGGGCTGCCGCGCAAGATGGCGCGGTCTAGTAGCTCTGGAAGCGCGTAATAGTCAGCATCGCCCATTGATCGCATATCTGGCATCTCTCCGGGAAACTTGACCGCATAACGATCAATCGCAGCGCGGAACCGCAATGTGAAATCATCCATCATTTCAGCGCCTCCTCGACCAGATCCTCAAATATCTTCGATGTGCGCGGGAAGAACCGCGTGAAAACCGCGTATTGTGTCGGGTTCCCGCTCGTCCACGCTTCGAACCAGTTTGCAAATAGCTGGGCACTTGTCCCGATCCCGTATTCGCGCCGACCTAGTTTGTGCGTAAACTCACCCGGCAAGCCTTGCTGATTTGCGGATTTCGACCACGTTTTGAACTTGCTGTAATAGGTCGTCTTGTGCCCGAACCCGTAGCCGATCTGCTGCAATGTCGCGGCCCCGATGCTGTCTGACAGGCCGACTAGCAATCCGCCGCGCCGCAGCGACGACAGTTCTTCCATGAGCGTATAATGATCGTTCAGATCATAGGCCACCAGAAAGCGCA